CTTTTCTTTTCTAAAGGTTTGATTAAGTATACTTGACTCATTTGTTATCCTTGATATTTTGCTTGAAACGGTTCTGCATACTGCTGAATATTATCTGCAATCTTTTTCATGTCCCAAGTATTACAGAATTTTAGCATACGAATGCCAACTTGTGTAACGTCTTTTGGAACACAATCAACTTCAATAGTTTTATTAATAAGTTCTTTAATGTCGTTAGGTTGAGCTTTTAAGTCGACTAGTGTAACATTACGTTGGTAGTCTTCTAATACTCTGTGTTCTTGTCCATTGTGGTCAACCCATCTCTGCAGCATGAGATTGTTCCACGCAAATCCTTTGCTTTTACGATCTTCGAACGCTTCAGTAAGACCAACTTTGTTTTTAGTACCTTTAACACGCACACCTGGATACGCTGAGAAGACATTATCACTGGTATCACCACGCATACATTTTTCGAATAAGAGCCATTCTGGATTTGGGACGACTTTGTCTTCGCCTGTTTTTTTGTCTTTGACACGTTTACCTTTTGCATCAAATATACCTTCGTGTGTGATATGATGTTCCTGTACGCCGTTATATTGACTGACGTTTGGAGCAATCAATTGATAAAAATCGCTATCTGTGCTAATAATTACATGTTTATCTTTAGGATGATTTTGTATGAATCCAGCAATCAAATCATCTGCTTCTAGCTGAGGATGATGCAATACAGTACAGTTGGTTTTTTCTTGTATGAAGTTTTTAAACTCGTCAAATGCTTCCCAGAACAATTTATCTTCTTCTTGTTCTTTAATAGTCATGGCCGCACGACTCTCTGCACGATTGGCTTTATAAGGCTTGTAAAAATCCTTACGCCAGCTACGACCTTCGAGGCAGAACACTACATGTTTCCCCTCAAAGTCATTCCATGCTTTCTTAATACTGTTAAATGTAATGTGAAAGGCCATGCCTAACTTGATGTCGGCACTACCTTGTACAACGTGTCTAGCACGAAAAAATGTGTTGGCTGTATCAACCAAAATGTAAGTCATTTGTAATATTCCATGTCCGCAGCAAAAACAAATCGGTATTCATCTGTGTCAGTGATTCCGGGCCTATGCCACAGTTTACTAGGATATATGTTCCAAGTCAAATGATTTGGTTTTAAGAAATATGTGTCAGTAAAATTGGGCGGACCTGACATTGAAAATTCTGTACCAGTAATATCTTGGTTTTCAACTTTTGGTATATGTACATACCATACTCCACTAAGAGTATCTGTAGTCCCATTATTATCACTAATATGATGATTATGCCAAAAATCGTTTCTATTTTCTGAAGTTTGGTTGTTAGTCATAAACACCCAACTCATTATATTTTTAATCCGAACTTCTCGTCCTAAAAACATAAAACATGAATAGATAAAACTTTGACGCATTTTTAAAAAAACCATTTCATCTCGTGCAAACAAATTTTGCTTAGTTTGAAATTTTGGACTATTGGTAAAATAATTTCCAGAGCTTATAATTTCTTTTGAAATAGTTTTTATTTGTTCGTTGTCAGCATCCGTAATTAACGAAGACCAATTATATAGTTCAATATATTCGTTTTTTTCAATTACTTTCATTCGACTTCGGCTTTGCCGCCACCAATTTTTGTTACGTTAATATAACCGGCGCCTCGTGAAGTATCTAAACCTTCCTCAGCCAACATATTACGGGCTAGGTCTCTAAACCAGCGATCAACAATTTCTTCTTCGGGATCTCCGTCAAAGCCATATCCTGATTTCATTAGTTCTGTAATAAAATATTCATTCCAGTCTAGTTCAAAGAATCCATTGCGTACATTATCTTTATTGACTTTAGTGTCTAATACAGCCACCCAAGGTTCGCCTTTTTTAGTAGCACGTTCCTTTGGAGTCATCTTAGCAAGTTCTTCTGCTTCTTTAGCTTTACGTGCTTCTTCGATGGCGGCTTGACGTTCTTGCTCAAGACGCTCTTTTTCTTCTTCTAACTTTTTAATTCCCGTAATTTTTTTGAACCAATTCTTCATTATTATCTCCTAAAATATGAGGATACATGAGCGGATTTCTAACAAATCCTAAATCCCATATTAATTTGTTTACATGCTCTCTTTCTGCAATAGGCAGGGCTTGTATAAATGTGTTTGTGCTATAACGAGCACCTTTTGTAATTTCAGTTACTTCGTGTACCCAAAATGGATCTGCTGGAAAAATCATAGCATCGCCTGCTTCTAATTTTACAATATGTCTTCCATTCCAGAATCTAAAATCGCCACCTTCGTATTCAGAATTAAGAGCAATAGTACAACTAGCGTGGATCATTTCTTCCCAATCAATGTGGGGATGAATCCAACCACCAATTTCGTATTTCATAAGCCTGTGCATATGAGAGAATCTTAAGAACTTTTTTAGAGTCGGTGGATGAAACGCACCAAATTGATTCAAATGTTGAATCCAGCCTTCTATAATAGAATTTATTTTATTATGTACTATATTAAATGTATCAGTATCTGGTATTAGTTCTACTCGTTTAAAAGTAGATGTTGTCATTTGATTTGTTACGGCATGAATACAACTTTCTTTTACAGCTGATTCTGAACGCTCGTCATATTCTTTAATAAGCAATTCGCACTGATCTTTTGTTAGTGCGCCTTTTACTACAAAAATTAAGTCTTTTAACTTAATATCTTCCATTAAGTTCCCCACTCGTTTTTAAATAGTGGTACTTGTAATCTATCACTATAACGTAACCCGTTTTTCATTGCTAGTTCTGCTACACGACGATTATTAAGAGTATAAACAGATTCTACCCCACCAATAGGCATTAAGTATACCGGACCTGTAAATCCTTCGGCTCTATAAATGTCTGCTGTTTCGATTGCTTCTTCTGCATCTTCTTCCGTTGCTACTACAAATTTTAAATATGTATAACCAACTTCTTCATATTCACATACAACATCGGGACGAATCGCTTCATGTCTGGACTCGCCTGAACAACTTAGTTTAGCACTGACACTAAATGTAACTTCTCTTTCAAAGTCCGTACGAGGCATGAGCCAATTTAAAATAAGATATTCTTTAAATTCAGGTGTTAGATGTTGAGTGCCATTTGTTTCAAATGTAATCTCTTTCAAGCCTGCCATCTTGGGATGATTCAGTAAGTCTGGATAAGCACGTTGCCAACCTAACAATGGTTCTCCGCCTGTAATAACAAGGTGCTCGTCTTGCCACTCGTTAAATGGAAGGATTTCGCAGATACGTTCTGCAATACCATCACTTGTAAGCATAGGACTAAGATCTTTAAATCGTGGATCCCAACTTGCATAACTATCACAGCCTGTGCTAACTAGTGGTAGTTCTTCGTATTTTGTATAAGGTTTTCTTTCGTGCTGGATAGCAATATCTTCAACTTCTGCACTTAGTTCGCCCTTGGGCATACCAAAGCCTGCACATTTAAAGTTACAGCCAAATGTGCGTAAGAAAACAGAAGGAACACCCATGAAGCGTCCTTCGCCTTGTATGCTATAAAATAATTCTGCGATTTTAATTTTACTCATCGTCTTGTTCCAAATATTGTGTTATTTGATCTTCTGCATCAATATAACTTTCCGCCCATACCGTAAAAGTTGCCACACCGTTTGTTGCGTAGATGTCAAAAGGTACAACGCCATTTGGAATCCAGTTTTCGCCCACTTCACGTTTAATTTCAAATTTTTGTAGAGATGTATTTTTCATACGATTGATTAATTCATCTGCTATATCTTTTGCTGTACTCATACACAATCTCCTTGTTCTGCTATTTTAGCTGTAGCAGACTTTTCTTTGCGTTCGTTTTGAAACTTTTTAACATCGTCAATTGCACTTAAAAGTGTATGTGCATAGTTGAACGCACTTTGTTCTGTTAGACAAATTGTTGTTTCTGTATCAACATAACCTTTTGTTAACAAAGTCCACAAGTGTTGCCATCTTGTTTTTGACCAAAAATTTGTTCTGCTAGTTACATAGATGTTTACAACTACCTGATCGTCTGCTTCGACCCAAACATTATGATCACAATCTGGATTAGTACATTCACAAGTTACACGATATGTTTTAGTATTACCCCAGTCGTGAGTTTTTAAAATGCCTTCTGCTGGAATTTGAATTTTCATCGCGGAGCAAACTCCTGTTGTAGTTTAATATTATCCATAAACTCTTTCTTTGTACCTGCGTCATCTTTAAACGCACCTTTAAGTACAGTGGTCTGAGTTAATGAACTATGTGCCATAATGCCACGGTTTTCACAGCATCCATGTGTAGCTTGAATGTATACGCCTATGTCTTTGGCTCCAGTGGCCTTTTCGATCTCCCGAGCAATGTCATTACAAAGTTCCTCTTGGAGAGTTCCACGTCTGGCGCACCACTGTGCGATGCGTGTGTACTTGCTGAGTCCAATGAGCTTTTGGGCAGCAATAATGCCAATATAAGCAACGCCAGTAACGGGTTGGTGATGATGGCTA